ATATGATAAACTAAATTTAACTCATCTTGGAACTACTGGTCAAGGTATTGCTCCTTGCTATGCTGATAAAATGTTAAGATGCGGTAAGAGAGCAAAGGAAGTTCTTGAATCAAATTGGTTGTGGGATGGTAAATTATCAGGTAAAATTCTTTGTGAAGGTGCACAAAGTGTTTGGCTTGATATAGATCATGGTGACTATCCATTTGTCACAAGCAGCACAACTATGCCATATGGTGCATGTTCTCTTGGGTTTTCGCCAAAGGCTATTGGCAGAATAATTGGAGTTGGAAAAATTTATGATACAAAAAGTGGCACTGATCCTCTTTTTCCAACTTCTCTCTGGGAAGATGAAGATCTTAGTAGATTGATTCAATATGGTGAAGAATATGGTTCTACAACAGGAAGAAAGCGTTTAGTAAATTGGTTAAATTTAGATAAAATGATTCAAGCAATTTGTCTTTCTGGTTGCACAGAAGTGATCATAAATAAGTGTGATGTTCTTGAAAAACTCGGTAAGTTTAAATTAACATATCAAGATAAACTTATTGAGTTTAAGAATATGCATGCAATGAAAGAATTTATTGCAGATACCATTTCTTGTGGTATGAATGGAAATGATTTAGCAAATAATGATGTATATGAAGTTACGTTTTCTGCAAGTAAAGAAGTTTTGATTTGATATAATTCCTGAATAGCTCAGTTGGTAGAGCAGCGAGCTGTTAACTCGCGGGTCACTGGTTCGAGTCCAGTTTCAGGAGTTTGCCATATTAGCACAGTGGTAGTGCAGTGCTTTTGTAAAGCACAGGTCATCGGTTCGAATCCGATATATGGCTTTATGCCTAGTTTGTTTCCAGAAGAAATTGAAAATTTGCCTACAAAAAAATGTATTTATTGTAAAAAAAATAAATATTTATTTGAATTTCCAAAACATATTAAAAATAAAGATAGATTAGATACTAGATGTAAAGTTTGCGTAAAACAACAAGCACAAATTAGAAGAAAAATATCTAAGCAAGCACCCCAAAAAACAAAAATTTGTGAATGCTGTAAAAAACAAACTGATAATTTAGTTTTAGATCACGATCATTCAACAAATGAATTTAGAGGATGGATATGTGATGCATGTAATATAGGTATTGGCAAATTAGGTGATAATATTGAAGGTGTGCAAAATGCAATAATATATTTGCAAAAAATAATTAATGGATAATTTTATGAAAAATAATTTATTAATAGATAAAGATTGGGAATTATTTGCAATAGATAAAATTTGTTTAGATATTAGGTCTAAAAATTTTATAACAGATAAAACTGGAATTTTACAACTTAGTTATGAGTATTCTGGTATTATGGCCCAACTAGTGGCTCATAAATTATCTACTAAAGATGGACCTATTGATATAGAGCCTGTTAATATTCCGTATCAATCGGAATTTGAAACAACCATTCATCCCAATCAATTAGATCCATATGATAAATTGATCGTAGTAGACAGTGGTTGTTTATCTGGTAATAATTTTAAAAAAATAGAAATTAAATTATTAGATTACGGTTATTCAAGAACTAATTTATTGTTTTGTTGTATTGCTTGCGACTTAAATTCTATATTTATTCCAGATATTTGTCCTATACATTTTAATGGGAATAAAGATATGGTTCATTTTTGGTGGGAAACAAAAACAACAAAATTCAATAGGAGTCAGGATGGGCGGTAAACACAGTGCAGGAAAAGGTGATACATATAGAAGTGTGGATTGGGAACAGTATTCTAAAAATTATGATTTAATATTTAAGAAAGGCAAAAAAAATGAGCGAAGTAAAACTAATAGGTCTCGTAACAGGCGAACAACTAATCGTAAAGGTTGAAGATTCTTCAAATTTAAAATGGAAGATAAAAAATGCAGCAATACTTATGCCTATGGGTGAAGGCAAGTTGGGATTTGCACAATGGCTACCTTACGCAGATAATGATGCATTATTTGTAAACAGTGATAAGATTATTTTTGAATCTATGCCACAAACTGATTTACTTAATAAGTATAATGAAGCATTTGGTAATGGTCTTGTTGTTCCAAATACCAAAGTTTCTGCACCAAAATTAAGTTTAGTTGAATAAACTGAACACAAACACTTGACAGCATAAAGTTATCGGCTATACTTATGCCGTTGTGCCTGTAGCTCAGTTGGATAGAGCAACTGCCTTCTAAGCAGTAGGTCACAAGTTCGAATCTTGTCAGGCACGCTTTATGACTCAAGAAATTATTGAAAATTGTTTGCAAGAAGCATATCCGCTTTGTCTGGAACTTCCCCGGCAAAAGAAGCACGTTTCATTTGTATTTTATAAAAATCGTGTAGTTGCGAGGGGTAGAAATTTTTTCAAGACTCACCCAAAAGCAAAAGAAATTGGATATCCTTACGATGAAATGCATTCTGAATTAGATGCTATGCGAAAGATTCCCGAAGAACTTCTAGGAAAGAAGTTGACTCTTATGAATGTTCGCTATAATCGATTTGGTCAGTTGCGTATGTCAAAGCCGTGTTGTTTGTGTCTTCCTTGGTGTAAGGAAGTTTTTTCTGAAATCTATTACAGTACTGACGAAGGTATTATTAAACTGGAGTATTAAATATGGGAACCTTTAGACTTCATATTGATTTGCAAATTGATGCCAACGAAACCGATGCTCTTCGCATTTCGCAAGACATTTTAAATTTTTGTTTTGATAATCATCAGGCCCGAGAACTTCTTGAAAAGAATAATATCAAGACAGTAAATTATCGCCTGGGCCATGATGATGATCGCCAAAAGAGTAATTATTTTATTAAGTCACCATCTGGTCATGTTGCAAACAAGAAGTGCAGAATTGTTGTGATTTCTGATCAGAATGCTGTTGACACAGAAGAAGTCTGATATATACTACGCACATGGGATGCACGTGTCGGGTGGCACAGGGTCGCTTATAACGACCTACCGCAGAGTTCGAGTCTCTGGCATCCTACTTCATCATGATTACTATGACTACAACCAAAGAAACCCGAAACATTATTGATCATTATCATTATTGGTCACACGAAGCAATTCTTGCTGACCTTGATGCCAAGAGAAATAATTTTTCTGTTATTTGTAGTAATTTGTATAATGATTTTAATATTGCCACTGTAATTCGTAACGGAAATGCGTTTTTGGCCAACAAAATTATTGTTTATGGAGCAAAACAATATGACAGACGAGGGACTGTCGGTACTCACAATTACACTCATTTTTCTTACTGCAAAGACATTAACAGTTTGGAGAAGGAGATTGTATCACTTCGATCACAGAAGGGAAAAATCAGAATTGTAGGAATGGATAATATTGGTTCAGCAAAACCAATTGAATACTATAATTGGCCTAGTGATGAACATGTTATCATGGTTTTTGGTCAAGAACAATTGGGCATTCCTCAAGAACTGCTTGACATCTGTGATGATCTGGTTTATATTACGCAGTATGGGTCAGTTAGGAGTTTGAATGTCGGATGTGCATCCGGCGTTGCAATGTATGATTACTGTCGAAAGGTGGTAGTATAATGCCTCGCAGAGTGTGGGATAAGTTTGACCAAGAAGCAGAAAGAGAGGGATCTGCTTTCGTCAAACAAATTAGTATACAAATCTCTAAGCGAGCCCTTGGTCGTAAAACAATCAAGGAACGCCGGATGCACAAGGATGCGGAAGTTCTTGTTTTAAATAAAACTTGTAGGAATTATCTATCATGAAAACTTGTTGCAAGTGTGGAACTGAAATTCCACAGATTCGTTTGGAAGCAATTCCTGATACAAACTGTTGTGTGAAGTGTTCTGTTGCACCTAAATATGTTGGGTTCATGGATTGGTATCATAAGACTGCTCCAGAACTGGTGATGGTTTCTGATAATGATAAGGAGAATTTACGCAGAGCCCAACGAGTTTCTGCAAGATCACGATAAATTTTGGCCCCATAGATTAACTGGCTAAATCCTCGCCCTTTCAAGGCGATGACTACGGGTTCGAGTCCCGTTGGGGTCACTAATTAAATATAAATAATTG